TCAATGTGGTATCACATGGCGAGGGTGGTTAGCGAAGTTCGACCCAGATTCGTATTCGTGGAAAACAGCCCAATGCTCATTCATCGAGGACTCGGACGAGTCCTTGGTGACCTTTCCAGCCTCGGGTATGACACGCGATGGACTGTTATGGGAGCAGTCGATGTCGGCGCACCGCATCAAAGGGACAGAGCGTGGATTGTGGCGCACGCCAGACACGGGGGGGGGGGACATCTGGACTTCTCAAACAGGGCAAGAATCATCGCCAGAACGGCCAGCCCATCCAAATCAGACTGGTGGATCAAGTGAACAATCCAAGACTATGGCCAACACCAGTAGCCAGAATGCACAAAGACGGTGGAAATCCCTCGGAGTACAAGAGGAACGAAATCCCCCTTGCGGCACAGGCTGGTGGGCCGTTGAACCCAACGTGGGTAGAGTGGCTGATGGGGTGGCCGCTAGAGTGGACAGACTTAAAGCCATTGGCAACGGACAGGTTCCAAAAGTGGCAGCAACAGCATGGAGATTATTAAGTGTTACGTGACTACCAACAACGCACCATAACCGACCTTTACGCATGGTTTGAGGCAGGCAGTGAGGGCAACCCATGCCTTGTATTGCCTACAGGGTCAGGCAAGTCTCATATCATTGCCGCACTGTGCAAGGACGCTTTGCAGTCATGGCCTGAGACACGCATTTTGATGCTGACCCATGTTAAGGAATTGATTGCCCAAAATGCCGAAAAGATGCGCCAGCACTGGCCCAATGCACCGCTTGGCATTTACAGTGCAGGGCTTGGACGCAAGGACTTGGGGGAACCCATCACGTTTGCAGGCATTCAGTCAGTCAGAACCAAAGCCAAAGACATTGGACATGTTGATTTGGTTATCATAGATGAGGCTCACTTGGTGAGCCACAAGGATGAGGGCGGATACCGCACTTTGCTTGCCGACCTGAAGGTTATCAACCCTAATTTGAGAATCATTGGCCTAACCGCCAGCCCGTATCGTTTGGGGCATGGTTACATCACTGACAAGCCTGCCATCTTTGATGCGCTGATAAACCCAACATCTATTGAGGAATTGATTTTTAAGGGTTATCTGTCTACCCTGCGAAGCAAGTTAACCGTCACCAAGCTAGAGGTAGACGGGGTGCATAAACGTGGTGGGGAATACATTGAGGCCGAATTACAGGCAGCAGTGGACACCAAAGATAAAAACGCCAAGGTAGTGCGAGAGATCATCAAATTGGGTGCCGAGCGTAAATCATGGTTGATTTTTTGCGCTGGTGTTGCCCATGCACAGCACATTGCCGAGGCACTGGTAGCGCAAGGTATCACTGCCGAATGCGTGACGGGGGAAACACCATCAAATGAGCGCGACCGGATGCTGACCGAATTCAAAGCAGGCACCATCCGAGCACTAACCAATGCCAATGTCCTGACCACTGGTTTTGATGCGCCTATGATCGACCTAATTGCCATGCTGCGCCCTACTATGTCCCCAGGGCTTTATGTCCAGATGGCAGGGCGGGGGCTTCGCATTGCCGAGGGCAAAACTGATTGCCTAGTGTTGGATTTTGCTGGTGTAGTTGAGCAACATGGCCCAATTACAGCAGTGAGGCCACCACCTAAAAAGGGTGACAGAGTAGGCGAGGCACCTGTAAAGGTATGCGATAACTGCCAAGAGATATGCCACCTATCGGTAAGAGAATGCCCAGCTTGCGGAACACCATTCCCCGAGCCAGTGCGCCCAGCTTTAAAGTTGTCCCATTTGGACATCATGGGCGTGGAAGGCACCGACCTAGACGTTACCGCTTGGACATGGCGCAAGCACTTAAGCCGAGCCAGTGGCAAGGAAATGCTATCCCTGACCTATTACGGGGGGCTATCTGACCTGCCAGTGACCGAATACCTGGCAGTAACGCATGATGGTTATGCAGGGGAAAAGTCTCGCAGGCTATTGTCTGACATTGCTTATAAAGCACAAGTGGCGTTGGACTACAGGGCCACCGACCTTCACGACATGGCCCAATTACTTACCGAGGGCGAGCCACCGAGCCACATAGAATTTAAACGCGAAGGCAAGTTTTTTACTGTACTTAAAAGGACATGGATATGAGACACCCCGAACCCGAGATTGTTACCACTTACCGCAATACTCTAAAGGCCGACCCGCCAAGGGTATGCCATACCTGCGACCATTACAGCAAAGAGGGCAAGTGCGTAGAGTTTGATTCAGTGCCGCCCGTGGAATTTGCCAATGAGCCTGGGGGCTGCGCCCTATGGATTTGGGAGGTGCCATTTTGAATTCAGAACACTTAGAGCAGGTCAGGCTTGTGTCATGGTTTCGCAAGACCTACCCTGATACCCGTATCCTGGCTATTCCTAATGGGGGCATCAGGAGCGCGAGCGCAGGGGCATCATTGAAAGCCGAAGGGGTAAGTGCAGGGGTGCCCGACCTGGTGGTGCCTGCGTGGTTATTGTGGGTTGAAATGAAACGGGAAACGGGGGGCACAGTGTCGCCAGCGCAGCGTGATTGGATTAGCTACCTTGAGAGCATTGGGCACCAGGTCATCATTGGCAGGGGTTTTGAGGATGCAAGGCAGCAGGTCATAAAAAAAGCCCCATACGGGGCTTAGAGGGGGCTTGAGGGGCTTAGAGGTCAAGTAGCAGGGCTAGTAGACCTGCCAGCAGCAGGGCCAGCAGCAAGGTCATGGTAGAACCCTTGCACATACGCCCCGAACTTGGTTAACGTGCCAAATTGAATGATCCTCAATACCGTTATAAATAAAATCAAGGGCTTCAAGGTAGAAATCCTTTTCTTCCCTTAGATCATTGATTTGGGCTTGCAGTTCTGCCATCGTGGGGGCTGGTGGCGTGAAGGGTGCGAGGGCTTGGGCTATTGTGGGGTGCATCATACTTTCCACTCCTCAATAAATTCAATTTCCCAATCAGCATCATTTATATCTACACAATTGTTTTCTATGTCTTTCCATGCAAGGGCTTCGGCTTCGGTCATGTCATCAGCGTCAACAATGATGTTGACGTAACTGGTGCGTTTAAGTTCAATTTGATAGGTTCGCATGATAGTCCTTAGAAAATTCGCTGCCAAACAGATACAACCCGTTGATCTTCTGTTAAATCGTCAAACGCATACGCTTGTGCTTCACTTGCACTGTATGCGTCATATTCAATAAATTCTCTGTTTAATTCGTCATCTTTTGTTTCAATGACTGCTACATATTGATTGGTCATGGTAGTCCTTAAAAAGTAAGAATATCAAAGTAGGCCAACGCGCAGACAGTCAGCACAGCAGAGTAGGCCAGCACAGCAAGAAAATCCATTGCAGCAGCACGGCGTTTTTCTATCTTTTCTTGAGAGGGTGAATAGGTGTATTTCATGGGTTATGCTCCGGTTTCTTCATCAATCACCATCTCAACATGATGCAAATCATGGGCGATAAGGTTATTCACTGAGTTGCAAACAGCAGCGTAAAAACCAGCCTGGGCTTGCAGTTGCTGATTATTGCTGTAGTTTATTGCTGCATGAGTCCAGCGTTTACTTGCTTCGCTGATGTTTTCAAGGTCTGCTAGTGTCATGCGTGAAAGGTAAGCATTCAAGATGCGAGCATGGTCAATTTTAGTTATGGTCATGGTTTACTCTCCAGTAGTCAATTTATAACCAGCAAGGGCTGCTGGTAAGCCTGCATTGATTCGAGCATTGAAATGCTTATCAAAATCCTCGAAGGTATCGGGCAAGTGCCTTTTCCAGTGCATACGCTCATTCAATAGCGAGCCTGGCAGCATTGCAGGGCTTATCTCGCCATCATGCAATGATTCCAGAATGTAATTTGCAGCGTTTACCGCTTCCTCTTTTTCGTAATCGTAGGTGCCTGAAAAGTCAGTGGTTAACATGGTTTTTTCTCCTATTGGTTATGGCCTGCAAAATGCAAACCCCTAAGCCCACGGCATGGGCTTAGAGAATACATTAAATACCAGCCTTCAAAATCTTGTCAGCCGCCCCGAATATACGCTGGGCTGATTTGTCGGTTATATCGCTGCCTGATAACCAGCCTTGAATATATCCCCGTGATTCAATCAGACCAGGCAAACCCAGCACTGAGCACAAAATATAGGCCACTGATTCGGCTTCAACTTCGCGTATATCTTTAGGCGTACGATCATCATCATGCATGGCATGTTCAGCAGTATGGCCCAGCACAACGTGAGCAAGTTCATGGAAACGTGTTTTATGGGGCAATACAGCCACTGGATTGATTGAAATATTTTTACCTTGAGCGTAGCCCTGCGAATTGCCATTAGGCGAATCGAATCGAACTTCGGTTATATCAAGGGTTTCCAATGCTTTGCACTTGTCCCAATTGGGCACTGGAATTTCATTCACATAATCCGCGCCCTCAGTTTGATCTAAAGTGAACCAGTTGTTTTTAAGGGTGAACATGCTAAACACTTCACCAGTCTTTTCACCAGCCCCGTCTTTTTTGCTGATGGTTACAGGCATCACCAGTGCAATTGCCTTTTCACCCTTTTTAACTTGTCTACCTAATTCTGACCAGCGTTTATAAGTTGCAATAGGTGCAAGGCCCATGCCGCGCCCTTGCAATTGTGACCATGCAAGCAACTGGTTTCCCATGCTGTAATTGTGAAATGTGCTGTAGCATTTTGAAATGATGCCTGGCTGGGTTACAGCATCTTTTAGCATTGTTGACCATGCTACGGTTTTTTGGTTTTCCATGTCTATCCTTTAAGTTTAGGTGCTGCACTATTGCTTCACCATGTTGACTAGTGTAACAGATTTTGTAGCATGACAATGCCTTTATCCAACTATTTTCTAGGTGTTTACCCTTGGATTAGGGGTTATTTTATTGTCAGGGTTTACCCTTGTAAATTCTGCGTATTCTGCGTTTTTCTGCTTATGCAGAAAACGCAAACCATGACAAAAACGTGCTTTTTCTGCGTTTCCTGCGTATATACCTTAAGGTATACGCAAAAACGCAAAGCATGTGCAGCTTCGCAGAGCACAATTGAGAGTAGTAGGGAAAACCCTATGGTTTGATGTTGGGGTTTGATTGTGAGAGAATTTCAGCAACATGGAGAAAACACAATGGCAGCGTTAAAAAATAGAGAGGAATTGGCGGAGCTGGTTCCTGAATTGATGTCAGATGGTTTGAGCATGAGACAGGCTTGCATAAAAGCAGGCATGACAGCTCAAACATTTTTGAGGGCGGTTGATGCTTCGCCTGCATTGGCGGAACGTTACGCGCAGGCGCGTGGGGCTTTGCTTGATGCAATGGTTGACCAGATACTCACCCTAGCTGATTCTCCGGTACCTACGCTGGACAATGGTGCAACTGATCCAGGCATGGTTAGGCAGCGCCAACTTCAAATTGATGCCAGGCGCTGGATACTTTCTAAATTGGCCCCGCAAAAATACGGTGATAGGTTAGATGTCTCAGTCACTGACAATCGCATCAGCATCACCGGAGCATTGCAGGCAGCGCAATCGCGCCTGCTAGATGTCACTGACGCAGTGCCGCGCATTGCATACGCAGAAAACGCAGATAAAACCGAGGGGCCGGGTAGGGCCGACGACCAATAGGTCACAGCTACGGATCGCCCACAAACATTTTATTTTTATTTTATTTTTATTTTAATATGCAAACCACAATATACAAGCCCGAAGATGAGCAAGAGTTAATGGCATTACTTTGGAGTAATACGTTAAAAGATAATCCACTGGCGTTTGTGAAGTATGTATTTCCGTGGGGTGTAAAGGGTACGCCGTTAGAGCATTTTAATGGTCCAAGAAAATGGCAGAGGGAGATACTGCAAGATATTACGGATCACATTAAAACAAACAATGAATTAGCTAATAATAAATCTAACTCAATTTCCAACCAAGAAATAATGTACAAAGTATTGCAAGAAGCAATATCTAGTGGACGGGGTATTGGTAAGTCGGCGTTAGTGTCTTGGTTAACTATATGGATGTTGTCAACACGGATTGGTTCGACAACAATAATAAGTGCTAACAGTGAGAATCAGTTGAGGTCAATTACTTGGGCTGAGATTACCAAGTGGTTAGCGATGAGTTTGAACAGTCATTGGTTTGAGGTGAGTGCAACAAGATTAGCGCCAGCAAAGTGGTTAACTGAGTTGGTGGAAACGGATTTGAAGAAGGGGACAAGGTATTGGGGTGTGGAGGGGAGGTTGTGGTCGGCTGAGAATCCTGATGCGTATGCGGGTGTGCACAATTTTGATGGGGTGTTGGTAATCTTTGATGAGGCGAGTGGTATTGATGATTCGATATGGTCAGTCACTGGTGGATTTTTTACGGAGAACACGCCGAATAGGTTTTGGATGGCGTTCAGTAACCCAAGGAGGAACACGGGGTATTTTTACGAATGTTTTAACAGTAAGCGGGATTTTTGGAAAACGAAGGTGGTGGATGCGCGGACGGTGGAGGGTACGGACAAGGCGGTGTATGAGAGGATTATTCAGGAGTATGGTTCTGACAGTTCACAGGCGCATGTGGAGGTGTATGGGATGTTTCCGAGTGAGGGGGATGATCAGTTCATACCGGCTGATGTTGTGGATGAGGCGATGAAAAGGGAAAAGTACAAGGATCAGACTGCGCCAATTATTATTGGTGTGGACCCTGCGCGGTTTGGTGCGGATGCAACGGTGATTGCAGTGAGGCAGGGGCGGGACATTGTGAGGATTGACCGGCACAGGGGGGATGATACGATGACGGTGGTGGGGCATATTATTGAGGCGATTGAGGAATTCAAACCTGCGCTGGTGGTGATTGATGAGGGGGGATTGGGGGCGGGGATTGTGGACAGGTTAAAAGAGCAAAGGTATAAGATCAAGGGCGTGAACTTTGGCAACAAGTCGGCTAACCCTATCATGTATGGCAACAAGAGGGCTGAGATGTGGGGCAAGATGAAGGATTGGTTAAGATCAGCAAGCATCCCTAAAGACAGGTTCTTGAAAACTGATTTGATTTCGCCTATGATGAAGCCTGATTCACGTGGAACAATATTCTTGGAGTCTAAGAAAGACATGAAAGCAAGGGGGTTAGCTTCACCGGATGCGGCTGATGCCATTTGCGTGACGTTTGCTTTTCCTGTGGCGCACCGAGAGTACAATGAAAAAACACAGCGCCGCGTGTCTTCTGATCGCGGCATGGTTTCAACCAGTTGGATGGGGTCTTAACATGGCGACTAAACAGGGGCTTTATGCCAATATTCATGCTAAACAACAACGAATTG